TTCTATCGCCAGCACAGCACTCAATGAGCAAGGTTTTCCACCTGATGTCATTGAAGCCGCACTTGCTCATGTGGACAAAAATGAGGTACGACGAGCTTACAATCGCAGCGATTATCTGGAACAGCGGCGACCTATGATGCAATGGTGGGCTGACTTCGTGATGGCTGCAGATCGCGGAACTATCATTGAGGAGGAGATAAAAGGAATGCGGCTCGTTGGATGAGGAAGATACCAACAATGTTTAGTTGCAGTTTAGTTAAAGTTCCGCCGTCTATGAAGACGGCGTGGATTCCATCTTAAAAAGCGAATTGCACATAGGCAGATACTTCACGATTTCGGCTAATTAATGTACTCCTTCACCACGATGCCAACGTCCCAATGTCCATATGGGTAAAATCAACCCACGCGGTTATTTTTCATGTTCTTTTTTAAAGAGCTCTCCAATACGTCTCGTAAATCATCATATCTCTTACACCATGTTAATATGGCATTATCAAGATTATCGGTTTTCAAATTTATTTTGTGTTTTTTAACAAAAACCTCAAGTTGATCTACAACGGCACCGATTGCTGCAGTTTTAGTTTTCCATCCTTCTGCCGGGCAGTTTATTTTAAGCAACCGCTTCAACTCATCCCGTGCGGGTGCTAAAGCCAAGCCAGTAGCCTCTCCTCCCTTCTTTCCATGATCTTGCTTTTTCTTTAACGCCAATTCAGCAGTCTCTACACGGTCAGCGTATAGCCCAGCCCCCTGCCAGACTCCACCACAACCAGCTGCTCTTGCCATAAATAGCAATCCTTCACGCCGGTGCCCAGAGGAATAACAATACTGCCCCCAGTGGTAAAAGAAGAATGCAATGGCAAGATACGTTCCAAACTTTCCATTCCATTGTGCAGAAAAATTAGCATCGTAAAGCATGCATTCAAAATCATCATCCAGGATGTGGCAGCCTTCCTCCTTGAATTTATTAATTTTTTCTTTTGCTTTACTCTCGCACCGGTCACGGAGTTCATTGTAACTACTGACATCATCATCATCACTACCGCTGTAGCACGATATAAAACGCTCAGCTTCGCTCTTTACTGAATCAAAAATGCCATCCAGAACACTATCGTCTGTCATCCCAACCTCTCTTAAAACGTCACATTCCACAGTTTTTTTTTACTTTTGGTACATATCTGGATCCCATTTTGCCCTCTCGGTAAAGTTAGCCCCATCCATACAGGGCCAACAAGGAACAAATCGGTATGAACACTCAACACATTAAAATCCTGCGTATGTCTAGTGTTGTCAACAAGATAGGCGTAGCCCGTTCTACCATCTACGACTGGATTAACCCCAAGTCACCACGATATGACGCCACATTCCCTAAACAACGTCGCCTAGGCATGCAATCTGTCGGCTGGCTTGAGTCTGAACTGGATGAGTGGTTGCTGAAACGTCATCTGGCATCATCAACTACTATTGCCGAACAACCATAAATGCAGCATTATCTGCTGCCCACTTAGCAATGCCACGTGATAAAAAGAGCACTAACAATTAATTTATTATTAAACCACTAGTATATTTCAGATTCATTTGAGACATAAACATCTTAATTACTAACGATATATTAAAAAATACCATCAATTATGATCATGATTAATTAGTGGCTATTTATTTATCATGCAACATGATTAACTGTGATAAGAGTCTTATTATGGCTATTTGTAAAAGAAATAACTGTACGCTCTCAATTGGTGAATTACCTGATGAGCGTAAATTCCGCTTATGTTCTGTACATTATCAGGGTAAGCTTTCTAATGCAGCTAAAAGAGCGCAAAGGTGGAATCTGACGTGTCAGTACCCGCCCTGTGGTATTAGCCTGTCTGGTACTCGCAATCAACGGTATTGTTGTATTGGGCATCGTAATAAAGATAGAAGGCTCATAGATGACGATGCCATTGTCAGTCTGGTAAAACATTCTTACTGGATCAACGTGGAGTCCAAGCTAAAGAATAATCCCCTCGGGCTGGGAAGTATCACCAGCCCTGATGACATTGCTGATCTCATCCGGTTGTACCAGCGCAAAGCAGACTACCAGAAAGCTTACAATACTCTAAATGGGCAAAGGGTTATTGATTCACAGGGGCAGGTTATTAAACGCCTGATACCCTGGCTGGAGCTGGAGTTATGTCACATATATCCGAATTCCAAAGGGGGGGCCAATACAGCGGATAACATCATTATTGCCCCTGCGTTGATTAACAGGATGATGAAGGACACTATTCCCGTGAGCAAAACCCGAGGAACGTTCAGCGGCATAAAAGCGGCAGGTTCTCCCCTGCCTGTAAAATCGACGTTATTAAAGGCGCTCACGATGCAATAAGGTCAGGATGAAATACCGAGGAAGCGCTAGCCTCTGTAAAACATGTGACCTTTGCAGATCTGAGTGTACCACGCAGGCTGTTTGGTACGGACATTTATGCTTATCCACCATTACTGAAACTTTTAAACGATCAGGCAATGCGCTTGGGTCTCTGGCGTTTGAGGGAGTCCATTAATTCTATTGAAAGCAGTCACTGGCTGTCTGCAGGTCCTGCAAATGAGTTATTTGCTGCTGCTGCTTTTCATGCCATGTTAAATGGGGATAAGGATGACTTAATTGAGGTATTTTCAAGTCTGCACGAAGACATAATTGAACGAGCTAGGAATAAAGAAAAATTAAACCATGATTATTATCAAAACATTCTGGAACGGTATGTATCCCGTTATTTCCAAATAGACTTAAACAATCAGGAGTCATGTATTTTATTTTACAATTCATTTTTCACAGTGCCGCCTTTGGACAAACATGGGGTTTTAATCATACCACATCACTTCTAATGGTAAGTTGCGTACTAGCATCTGGCACCTTACCTGGGACAGCTAAAGTCAGCTAAATCCGGCTTTCTTTCAACTGAAAAATGGACAAAACCGGCCTATTGTTAACACAAAGAGGTCAGATTTAACATATTAGAAAGGTGGCATCATCATACACTTTGCCACCTTTCCTATTACGTTCCAAACGGATACCTTCCTGAAGCCTTACTCAGCAAGACCTCTCTTTTATACTTCAATCACTTCTCCATAAATAAACTATAGTACTAAAATTAAAATTGTCGTTAGCCATCAAAGTGGAAGGCATCGATTACCTAATACTACGAAACAACACGCAGCAAAAGAAACAAATGTAAGCTCATTAATATTTGGGAAATATATAATCTCCCTAAAGCAGCAAAAAAAAACAAACTCACTAGCCATTATCGTTATATTGATAACACTCAGGCACGATAAAAATCGTTATAGCTGTTTGGTTCCTCCCATATTTTTCCAGCCACACCCTGTCCGTATATCTTTCCATAGAGCATATATTAACCATTTCTGACGACACATCCGTGCAATAGCCCCTTTTACAGTGTGACCTCACATCACACTGACTGAGGATAGATAATGGCTGTCTACCGTAATGACCCTGATTTGAATCTGCTGGGCCAATGCAGCAATGAAGAACTGCAATTGCTGATTTCCATCCTGACCACTGACCCACGAGACGGCGACACTCGTTGGACAGAGAGTCTTACCGGAACCCCGGAGTTTCGTCTGCTGGCACCAGACCATCGCCGCTACTGGCAACTGATAGCCGCTGAGCTTCAGCGTTACGGCGCGAATACCCTGGCGAGCCTGGTCCGGCTGGGGCAAGGCGTGACCTATCGGGAAATTCTCGTTGATGTCTGTGACAAGCTTGATGTGAATTACAACCAGAAAAGTACTACCGAAACCATTGAGCTTGCTCTGTTGATGAAGGTTCTGGAAAAAAGCTTGGATCAGATGTCACCAGAAGAGCTGGCTGCTTTCTCCCACAATATGCATCTGGATCTGACAAACCCCACGCCACAACTCATTCTTATCGCCGTTCAGGCCGCCATCCGGACTTCCTCGCTGGCTGCGCTCGAGCTGGCAACGATGTTGTCTGCTAGTGTCATCACCTCCCTGGGCGGCATTGCCACTTGGGGAACTGTTGTGGTCGCTTCACGTGCTCTTTCCGTTCTGGCTGGTCCTCTTGCCATCGCCCTGAGTTCAGCGTGGATGATTTCCGACATCACCGGTCCGGCTTATCGGGTCACGATACCCGCATGCATCATCGTGTCCTGGCTGAGACAGCAGCACCTTTCCCGTTAACATCTTTTTACTTAACCACCAGCCCGACAGGGCTGCTATTTGCGCAGGAAGCATCCCTCATGTCTGAACAGAAACAACGCTATGACCGCCTGGCAAGCCGTCTCGCCATACTGGTCAGCCGCCTCTTTATGGGAGAAACGCTCAGTGTCAGGCAACTTGCTCAGGAGTTTGGCGTCTCTGAGCGTACCGTGCAGCGCGACCTGCGTGAACGCCTGCGCTATATCGACACGGAATATTCCGGGGGTAATTTTCGCCTGCGGGATGCACGGGGCCCCTTTCGCACTAACTGCGACATTATCCGCTTTGCCCAGATAACCCAGGTGGCACATTACTTTCCGGCACTTGACCCTAAATTGTTGTCGGTCTTGCTCGACAGCGGCCAAGACTCCCCCTGCATTATCTGGAATACGCCACCCCGTCAGGCTCCGGCGTTGTTTGGCGGTTTTCAGGTCATTATCCAGGCCATCATCAGCAGTCGCCGCATTCATTTTCTGCACCACGGACACCATCAGTCCGCCGTTGCCCCTTACCGGCTTATCTGTCTGGAAGGCGAGTGGTACCTGACGGCAATAACTGGCGAGCGGATTCAGGTATTTACCCTTTCAGCCATCACCGATGTGGTTATGACCATCGGGGGCTTCACCAGAAACAATCATATCCGGCGAATTTTTGAAGACCCGCGATTTATTCAGGCCCTGCCGCATTTTCATTACATCAGCAGGCTCATCCGGGAATGAACCCGCATGTTCATTCGTCAGCACCGCAGTTTTACTAACAGAAGGAGTTCGTCTTGAAAAATGTATCACTCAGCATCCTGGTATTGGCTGGCAGTCTGCTGCCGGTTATGGCATCTGGCAGTCAGGGGACCTGGACCCGGAGTTGGGGACAGGGTGTATCAGAGTTTGTTATCAAAGGAAAAGGTCAGTCACAACTGTCTCTGAGTTGCGAGGATTATGGCTCGCAACCGGCCACGGTCATATTTACTGACGCAAGCGGACATCAGGTCAGTATGGATGAAGATAAAAGCCTTCAGGTCAGTATCGATGGTGGGGCACTTATTGATATCAGCGAATCTGGCAGTCGCGTGGGCGGTAATAACCTGGCGCTGGCCTGGGCTCAGTTACGTAATGGCAAACAGGTCTCAGTGACAGGAGACGGTGTTAAGCCTGCCACATTCACGCTGGCCGGTGCGGCTAAGGTACTACCGGCATTCGGGACACACGGCTGCGTGGGTAAAGATGCACTCTAGCCTGTATCTGAATTTAACGGCTGTTGATGACATTATTTTTATAAGGAACAGATTATGAAATTTAAATATATGCTGGTATCCGCACTGCTTGCATTGTCAGCACAGGCGCTGGCAGAGCCAGCGCCGCCCATCAAAGTGGAGACCAGTAATCAGGTTCATCCTGCCGGAACACGCTATGTCACGGTCGTAGTCACCTCGCTGGATGACAGTATCAAAGTTGAAAAGATAGATGTGAACCGGGGTAACTGTCGTATTGATAACCAGAAGTACCTATATTCCAGCAATAAGGAAACTATTCTGCCCGCCACCTTGCGCTACGGGGAGTCCGTCAAAGTAAATTTTTATAATAACTGCGTTGCTTCAGAAGTCGTCGTCACCACTGATAAGGGGGGATGGCGTTACACCTACCACTGAGCCACTTTCCTGTATCAGCTTCCTCAAAGAAATCTTCACTCCACCAGAGGGCTGCCGCCAGGCAGCCCGGAGCAAACCCCATGACCTTTCTGAAAATGCTGGTGACGGCCCTGAGCCAGGCACTGACCTGGTGCGGCGGACATCAGGCCCGACAGTTTATTGAAATTCGCCTGCGTCAGGCAGGCTACGATGACAGCAGTATTGATACAGCCCGGGAAGCGGTCACGTTGCTGGTCACTGCACTTATCACCGCCCTGATGGCGCAGATACTGAAGATTCTGGATACGCTGTAGTCCTGTCCGCCATATCCCTCCCACTGTGAACAACATATCTGCCCCTGCCTCCTCACGGAGCAGGGGCTTTTGCTTTTATGCCTTCAGATTAATCAGATGAGGAATCAACTATGCGATTAGCTAGCCGTTTTGGTCGGGTGAACCAGATTCGCCGTGACCGTCCCTTAACCCGCGAAGAACTGATGCAGCATGTCCCCAGCGTCTTCGGGGAAGACAAGCACGACTCCAGAAGCGAAAAGTACACCTACATACCCACCATTACCCTGCTGGAGAACCTTAAACGCGAAGGGTTCCAGCCATTCTTTGCCTGTCAGTCACGAGTGCGCGACCAGAGCCGACGGGAACATACAAAGCATATGCTGCGCCTGCGTCGTGCCGGTCAGATAAACGGTCAGCAGGTACCGGAAATCATCATTCTGAATTCGCACGATGGCGCATCAAGTTTTCAGTTACTGCCAGGGATATTCCGAAGCGTCTGCACCAATTCGCTCGTTTGCGGACAGTCGTTTGGCGAGATCCGCGTGCCACACAGGGGCGACGTTGTCGGGAAGGTGATTGAGGGGGCCTATGAGGTTCTCAGCGTCTTTGAGCGGGTGGAAGAGAAACGTGACGCCATGCAGTCCATGCAACTCCCGTCACCCGCACAACATGCACTGGCTAAAGTGGCGCTCACATATCGTTTTGGGGAAGAGTACCAGCCAGTGACTGAATCGCAAATTCTTGCACCTCGCCGCTGGCAGGACGAGAGCGATGACCTGTGGACCACTTACCAGCGCATCCAGGAAAACCTGCTGAAAGGCGGGCTAAGTGGCCGTACCGCGCAGGGGAAACGCACCCAAACCCGCCCAGTTAACGGAATTGATGGCGACGTTAAGTTAAACCGTGCGCTCTGGGTGATGACGGAGAACATGCTGAACCTGTTGGACAGGTAATCACCCGCCCCCGCCACCGAAATCAATCCCCGGCCCGAGACCCCCATTCGACATCTACATGCATAAGGAAAAATTAACATGACAGACATTATTAATATTAACGATAACAATCAGCGACCTCTGCAGGCTGGCGAGAACGGTTCTGCACCTGCTCTGGCAGCCATACCCGTGCTGGACGAACAACGTGTGGGATTCTGGCCGCAGCACTTCGGCAATATCCCTCAGTGGATAACTCTTGAACCGCAGGTCTTTGCGTGGATGGACCGGTTCTGCGCTGACTACAGCGGCGGTATCTGGAGTTTTTATTCTCTCAGCAACGGCGGGGCCTTCATGGCTCCGGAAACGGACAGCGATGCCTTCTGGTCGCTGTTTAACGCCATGAATGGCAATGCCGCAGACATGAGCGCCGAAGCTGCAGGGATTGCGGTCTGTCTTATCGCTTACAGTCATCACGCATGCCGCACAGAATGCGATGCCATGACGGAACATTACTGGCGTCTGCGTGACTATGCGCTCAATCACCCGGAATGCAACGCCATCATGTGCATTACCGACTGAGCGTCCCGCTATGCCGTATGAACTGTCTCATCTTAATGCCCTGTGGGATGCGCTGGGGAAAACAACGGTCAGGGATGACGACGGTAACGTTGTGATTGACGAACCTTTCCTGCATTTCCCGACGGGGACCCCTCTCTTCCATATCTGGTCATGGTTTGAATCCCTGCACGACGGGTTCGTCGTTGCGGTGAAGCTGTACAACACATCCGTCCCGGATACGTCAACAGACAGGAAAAGCAAATGAATACCACCACGTGTCCCCCTGACCGCAGGGGAATATCTCCCGTCGCACAGCGCACTATCAGACGCGCACTGACCCTGCTGGAACGCCAGTTACGCGAACCCGGCGAGGCATTCACCTCCAGTCAGGCGGTCCGCGACTGGCTCCGTCTGCAGCTCACCACGCTGGAGCGTGAAGTCTTCATGGCACTCTTCCTCGATAACCAGCATCGTCTTATTGCCCATGAAACGCTCTTCACCGGCACCATCAACCATACGCAGGTACATCCCCGTGAAGTGATAAAGGCAGCACTGAAATACAACGCGGCTGCCATCGTGCTTTCACATAATCATCCGTCAGGTTATGCGGAACCTGGCCATGCCGACCGGCTGCTCACTGACCATCTGAAACAGGCACTTAAACTCGTGGATATCAGTCTGCTGGACCACCTGGTCGTGGGAGGCATGGACATCGTCTCGTTTGCCGAGCGTGGCTGGCTTTAGGGAGATAATTACGATGAAAATCATCAGCAAACGTCAGGCAATGGCGATATACCGCCAGCATTCTGAGTCCCGGCTGTTTCGCTTCTGTACCGGGAAATATAGGTGGTCCGGCAGTATCTGCCATTACCACGGCAGGGAAGTGCAGGATATCCGGGGTGTGCTGGCCGTGTTTGCTGAACGCCGACAGGACCGCAACGGTCCGTATGTGATCCTGCGCAGCGTTACCCTGAACTGACTCACCGTTAAGGAGTACTTACATGCAGAAAGCAACCCGTGTAATCAACCATAACATCACGGAACCCTGGTGGGGCCTCAGACGCAACATCACGCCGTGTTTTGGTGCCCGGCTGGTACAGGAGGGTAACCACCTGCATTATCTTGCTGACCGCGCCAGCATTGCCGGGACATTTAATGACGCAGATTTACGCCATCTGGACCAGGCATTTCCGGTACTGATGAAGCAGATGGAGCTTATGCTGACCAGCAATGAACTCACGCCCCACATTCAGCGCTGCATCACGATCTACGCAAAAGGGCTGATATGTGAGGCCGATACGCTCGGTTCCTGTGGTTATTTGTATATCGTAATTTATCCGGCGTCTGCAACAACAGCATAAACCCCGGATGCTTTTCCTTCGTCAAAAGAGTGCAAACCATGCAAATACAATCCCTGCCCCTCAAAGGGCAGCATCGTCACGTCTGTCATCAGTCGAAATCTGGCAAAAATTACTGGAGTATCTGCTGGAGAAACACTACGGCCTTACCCTCAACGGCACACCGTTTTGCAACGACAGTGTGATCCAGAAGCACATTGATGCGGGTATCTCACTGTGAGACGCGGTGAATTTTATCGTGGAAAAGTACGGCCTGGTGCGTACTGACCGTCACGGCTTCAGCGTGACAGAGCAGTCTCCGTTCATCGGCAGCATCGATATGCTCCGCGCCCGGAAGACTAAGGATAATTTACCGCTGCTGGAAGACCAGAACCCAGTACGATGAAGCGAAGTATTTGATGGCTCTCGAAGAGCGACACTCGCCCTTACTGAAGCCATAAAAAGCTTGTCGAATGTCTCAGGGCGTGAAGCGGACGTTAAGCCAATAAACAATCTTTCCCCTTTTCCGCTTTGACGAAGATTACTATTCACTCACTAACCAATAGGCTCTTGTTGCGCCTCCCTGCATGGCATAAGAGATTCCGAATGACATTAGATCTGCGAGGTGGGCATCGATTGCAGCGTTGCTTATTCCTGGTTGCACGCCCACTACAGTGAATCCAAGTTGGGTTGCCCGAGTAGCGTAAAGTCTTTCCTTGAGTGTCTGCAGATCACCCACAACAAACCTAGACGGCGACTTAAAACGTTGACTCATTCGATCCTCCATATGCGCAAGAAGTACAGATACATCGCAATAGAAAACGGACTTCACCAACTGACCAGCGACTTCGTACACATCATCCACTCGCCCCCCGCTGGGGGCGCCTCCTGCTCCTTTACAGTGGTACAACGTGATGTCCACGACGCCATTGGCCCCCACGGTCACGGCAATATAGTCGGCTGCCTCTCCAGAACGGTGGTCGTAAAACAATACGAATACGTTAGGGAGACCAAGGAGGTAATGTTCGAGATGTTCCTGTACAGTCCTTTTTCCCTGTAGCTCTGCACGCTGTTCCCGTGCTTTTTCAGTGTCATTGTCGATGACAAACTCGACCTTGATTTCGCACTCGTCCCAATCAATGACCTTCGTATCGTCCTTTGTTAGTGAAACTGCCTGTAACTGCGGCGCAAGCATTAAATTCAGCCCTTCAAAGGTTGATTTATCGGAGGCATAGAACATCGGCGGGTGTTCACTCAACCAGTCAGCTAACGGCATCCATTGTTCGCTAGCTGATTCGATCTCCAAAACCACATTCTGATCAAGCAATATCACCATTCGCCCCTGGGGCGAAAAAAGCATATTGGCACAGGCTTCCTCTGAGTGAATACTGAAGAGTAATTGGCCTTCTAAAGGTCTGCAGTCAAAGTCTGCTAGGTCCCATTCAGTGAGGCGGCTATAGAGCGGGCGTTGATCCTCAGAACGACGAATCCTAATCCTCGGATTTGCCTTGAATCCTGCTCTGGGCCAGGTCCCTGCAATCACTAAGTCTGGTAGCTTCTGCAACGTCGTAGCCGACCGAATAACATCGAGGCGTGTTTCTGAGAAGGGAGCATTGCCAGCAAGTCGACCATCTAATCGAGCGACCCACTGGTTAAATTCTGCTATGGAGAGACGCTGATTACTCCAAATACGCGAGCTACTGCTAGCTCCGATGGTCTCTTTTTCTCCGCCGCTCGAGCCGCTGCCAAAGAAGTGCCCTTGAGAGTATGCCCGGCTATCACCAGCCGTTACCGCACGTTCCGCTGCCGGTCCTGTTAACGTACGGTATGTTTCACTTTGTGAGTTGAATGTCGTATTTTTTAATCCGACATTGAAGAATCGCACCCCCTCCAAACCTGCTCTCGCGCGGCTGGTTTCCTCGTAGCTCAATGACCGATAACTTTGGGGGCAAATCATGTCCATCAATCCCAAGTAGATCTTTTCAGTTCTTCGAGTAGAGCCGATATAGCAAAGTTGAGAGTCCGCAAAGTATAAAAGCAGAAAAGCATCATGCCGAATATTCACAAGTACATCGGATGTAGCGAAATTTGGTGGATTTTCGTCAGAGGTCAGGATTAGTGTCAGGGCTCCATCATCTGACGCCCATTGCTTCACTACTCGCAGGTCACGCCCCAAAGTTTCTTTTATCTGAGCGAAGATTGGAGGAGTGGAGCACCGGAATACGCAGACATGCGCATAGAGCTCAATTGCTAAAGGGGACACTGCATCGTAGTTTGACTCGGCCATTCGCCGCAGCTTGAGCCGCTCAACCATTTCTAACTCAGCAGCATCACCTGCCATCTCTGCTTGTGCTGCAGCATCTATCATACTCGCAAGATCTACCCCCTCTTTCAGAAGAGCGCTAGGTGCCTCCAGAACTCTTGGGAGCGGCGCGATCAATGTCGCTTGGCCAGTTGCCTTATCCACCCTAGCGAAACGCCCAATGAACTGAATTGTCGGTACCAATGAACGATGTGGAGTGTGCAATGCGGCCACCTTCAGTTTCGGAAAGTCGTACCCCTCCCCGAACATATCCACACACACGATCCCCTGCAGTTCCCCACTGACCAAACGCTGCTCGCAACGATCCTGGGTACGCTTCGTGATCTTACTATCAACTGCTTCAACGTTGACTCCAAGCGCTTGATAGATTGGAACCAAAGCTCTCGCTGCATTGATCGTTGCAGCCCTCACAAAAAGGCGATGATCATGCCCTGCAGCTAAGTCCAGATGCAGTTGGTTTACAGCAGTCTCTGCAATGACCAAGTCAATATGATGATCATCAACCGTGTTTTGAATAGGCGCAGCTCGGAAGGCAACGGGATGAAACGCTCCTTCATCTACGGCCTTCATTACTGGGTAGCGGTAGACCAGCTTCCCTGGAATTACTTGGCCGTCGCGGCGAAAAGGCGTTGCGGTCAGAAATACGAACCGGGCTTTCGTGTAGTGCTCTAAGTATGCAGCCCATGTACTCGCAGGAGCGTGATGGGCCTCATCAAATACGATTAAATCGAACAAGTCTGGCGAGGCGCCAGGTGCAACCGCAGGTGAAGAACTACTTGGGGTCGAAACCACAACATCGTGGCTCTCTAAGACCTGCCAATCTTCCTCCGATTGAGGTCTCCCTTCATGTCGGAGCACCGATGGGTTAGCAAGATCCACCGGAATAGCACCGATACGCTTTAGGGTAGACAGCTCCGCAAAGTGCGATGACACCTGCTTGCGTAGCGCATTAGATGGCTCAACAACGAGCACTCGTTTTGACTGAACCAGAAACGGCAGTGCCATCATTACAGATGTCTTACCGTACCCAGTAGGAAGGCAGATTATCGCTGGGTCGGCATAGACCGAGTAATGCGCCATTGCAGCATGCAGGGCACCAAGTTGACCTGCACGAAAGCCTTGGTTTGGCACTAACGTTTGTGCGGCTAGATTCAGAGCACCATTCGAATCCCTGAAAAAATTAGGCATCTTCCCCTCGCTGACTGACGAAGTTTAAACGTAAAACGGCTTTTTGCTAGAGGTTTGAAAGCGTCGTCATATGCAGTTTCGCGACTTATTCCTCCTTACATTAACGCACAGCATTAAATAGTGCCACCTCCTAGCACGCTACAGTTTTGTATACAAGATTGTCTTGTGGGTTTGCCAAGTGCGAACGTTTCTTTCAACACTGGAGCAAGCCACTTGCCCCTGACTCAGCTAAAAAATTCTGTGTTTTGTGAGTTGACTTTTAATAGATTTTGGAATATTTAAACTTAAATACCCGGTGTGTGGACAAGATTTCCCCCTGATCACATGGTAGCTCAAAGAGATTGTAGAAAAAAAACGAGGTATACCGTGGGTATGGTGGATAGTCGTCAGTTCATTAAATCGGTTAAGCAGAATCCGGAAAATTTTTTTATCATTCACTACTCGTGTCAGAACCTAAATGACGATAATGATGCTCTTTCTCCACGTATAACTTCTATCGCTATAAATCACTTCTCTTCAGGGCAATCGGTTAGCTTTTCGACTCATTCAATCTCAGAGGAAATGCACATCCCGCGTGATGACGTGTTAGATCGATTTGATGAAGTCGAGTTAGAGTTGTTATCCCAGTTTTATAAGTTTATTAGAGATCGACGTGACAAATTTTGGGTTCATTGGAACATGCGAAATCTAACATATGGTTTTGAGCATTTAGAGCACCGGTATCGCGTACTCGGTGGGAAAGATGCCTGTGTTATTGCCGTTGAGCGTAGACTGAATCTAAACGACCTTTTAGCTGATCGATACGGAGCCGACTATGCTAAGCATCCAAAGATGCTTTCATTGATGGATCAAAATGGCGGCAGGCATAGAGATTTCCTTGGTGGTAAGGAAGAGGTAGAAGCTTTTGAAAATAAAGAGTTTCTACGCATGCATACATCAACACTATCTAAGGTAGGATTTTTTAGCTCTACCATGGGTAAGTTTGTCAGTGGCAAACTCAAAACCGCCTCAAAAGGATATGGAGTACGACTCGATAAACTTTTTGAAAGTCGCACAGTTAAATCGTTAGGTTTGATCTCAATTATCTTTGGGTTACCCGTAGCCATCTGGCAACTTTATCTCTGGACAGTCGGTTAAAATTATTGGACTGATACGGCCCTATAGTTTCGGCCAAAAGTGGTTAACTTGCGTTTACGACTCTGTGATGGTTCAATCGAAATCTTGCTTTTACCTTGGACTATTGAGTGCAGCATAAACTGACAATAAATATTGCATATGACCTGCCAATAACTGCAATAGAAATGCCGCTGTAGTAATAGGTTTCGCATGTATTGTCTTGATCTGCTGAGCTGATGTCCGGTTTCTGCAAATCTTCTCGCAATGCAAGGATGTCATGATGAGTATTACTAGCCTATCCGATGCAGGTGGGCCTGCGGCAAGGCAGGGCTTCAAGTATCAAGATCACGTAGCTGTCAGTTTCATTTTCAAGATGCTCCAGGACAGTAACTACTCCCAAGTGGAATGTGAGACAGCGGATGACATCGTGGCGGTATTCCAATGCTCGGGCCAGATAGTAAATGAATACATTCAGGTCAAAACAACTGAAAGTGATAGCAAATGGAACTTGAATGAGATAACGGCGTTAGACGGCACCAAGGCCAATTCTTCGCTACTACATAAATCGCTGAAATGTGATGTTCGTCCAGGTATTGCACGCTTTCGAATCGTGACCAAGCGCGACGTTGCAAAAATTCTTGATGGATTCAAGAAAGAGATAGATAAGCGAGTGCTACCTGACACAACCACAGCACGAGGTGTGGCACTGTGCAAGAAGTTTAAAACATTTGTATCACCTCAAAAACGTGACTTCTTGTACTGGGCTGAAAACTTTGTCTGGCAGGTATACGGTGATGTCGAGGCCCTTGAGGCTGTCAATATAAAGGCTTTGTCCCAGCTTGCGGAGGGGCTTGGAAATCGCCCCAACTTCACGCAGCTAAAGGCAATTTACGAAGAATTTTTAGAGATTGCTGACAAAGCGGCAACATCTAGCGTGAAGACAGCCGCAGCATCTAAGATCATCCTTCGAGCTCCGACGCTGGATCACCTCAAGAAATTACTAGAAGAGGCTGATGACATGTCAACGGCCACATCCAAACCATATAAAAAGCATCCGGACCCGTTCTTAGTCGAGTTTCACACCAACGCAAAAGAGAGCTTGTTGCACTCATTTTCTGGATTTGACGTGCGCTATTCGCTTAGGAAATGGCGGCATGAAAATTACGCAAAGCATCTGACCTGCTCCCCGTTGATTAATACACCGCGATGTTAGTAATGTCTTCATAAGCCACATGAGG